CCGTCTGCTGGTGTCTTTGCGTTTTTGTTTTCGCTCATGCTAAGAACTCCTTGATGGCCTCGTACACATCCGTGCGTCCGTGCTGGTCGTTTAAGCGTATGTCCCACCCGGCGTAGCGCATCTCTTTCTCAACCCATCGCAGAAGCGCATGGGCTTTATCTGAATCCCTTATGATCGCATCTCGCTCATCGCATACGGCTTCGTAAGTCTTTTCCCATACATGCAATCGGCGCAGTTCGTCGGCAGCTTCTCCGCATAGACCCGTGTGGCTGAATTGCACGTCAAGTTCTTCTAGCGCATCAGCCAGCACTAAGGCTTTGGGTTGTGGATTCATGTGTTCTTCTCCCGCAGCTTGGCTTTCCAGCACTCGGGTGCAGGTCCGTCATGCCAGATGATTTCCGTGCCGTATTCAGGATGCCCGTGGATATTCAAGCAGTCCTCAATATTGGCCCAAATGGAATGGGATGTGCAGGCCGTCAACCATCGCAATGTAACCGTGCCATCAGTCCATATGACACCTTCAAACTGAGGCTCATCATCAGCGTTCTTTTGATAGTGGTTGTGCGTGTCACGTTCACTCATGGACCTTCTATAAGCAGTAAATCTTTTCATGTGTTCTTCTCCTTTAAGGCTTGCTCAATAAGCTCTGCCATATACGCCGTGTCTAGCTCATCACAGAAAGTTGCTGCATACCGACAATAACTAACCTCTTCATCCGTCAGCCCAACCCATTCACGTGTCTCTGCTTGCTCGATGGCTTGGCGTAGTTCGTCAATCTCTTCTTGCATCCTGTTACGAATCATCCGCTCAGTCACAATGCCCTCGTGGTCTGGGTGTTCTTCGCAGCGCTCTTGCCATGTTTTGATCATCGTTGTGCTGGCTCGCGCTTGCGCTTCGTCCCAAGACTCTGCAAGCCATTCCTTCCATTCATCTCTTGTCATTGGTTTGTTTTTCGGCGGTTCCCAACTCTCGCACTCACAGACATAACGACCTGCGCTATGAGATGCGTTACGCATGAATCCGTGCGGTGCGTCGGGATGTTCTTTGCAAGGAACTTCTTTGTTATCCATTAATTTTTGTCCTTAAAGGTTTTTTCTAAGTGCCGAGCGAACGCTTTGCACCAAGCTTCAGGATCGTCTTGCCAATTACTATTAGTCTCGTATTCGGCATGACAAAAAGCCATATGGATTTCTTCATCCGTAAGGTCTTTCCACTTACGGTTGCATCGCTCTATCCATTCTTTTTGACCCATGTTGACGTAACCCTTAAACGCCATAATCAATCTCCACCATCTCAGCAAACCCCTTGTTGTTGCCGTGTTTAGCTTCCTCGGCATCGATCTCTAATGCGAGGTCATGTAATACGTGGTAGCCATGTGTTTTGTGAATGAACTTGGCTAAGTGAGTGAATCCAAAGATCCAGGAATCAGAAGCGCGATCAGCCTTTTCTCGCAGTTCGTTTCGTTCTTGATTCAAGGATTCAATAAACAGTTCGTATGCTTCTATTTTGAGTTGGTCGTCCATATTGTCCTCATGCTTGATCGTTATTGATTTTCCACTGCTCGTTTGCCTTCATCTTTTCCTCATACACTTCATTCAAAAGCGCAGCGGCTTCTTTGGTCATAGCCTTCTCTGCTTCGCAGTAATCAGGGAGTCCTTGGCTATAACCCTCAAGTTTGCTAGCCAGCATGGCGTACTTCCATAGAGGGCTACTCATTTCCAAACACCGCAAAGTTGATTTTGGTTTGATTCAAATTCTGAATCGCTTGCAACGCTACGGCTAGACGTTCAGCATTCTCGATAGCCTGGACAAACTGAGGGCTAGTCAGAAGGTCGGCGGCCTGTTTGTATTCCTTACTCATCTTTAGTGTCTCGGTTTGAACACGATCAGATGTAGCTTTGAGAGACGCAAGATCGTTCTTGATGTTCTCTCGAAACGCCATGATGTTTTCTTTTGTCCGCTTGAGTTCTTGCTCGACTCGCGTAGCGGACTCCTTTGCTACCAGTTCTAGTTCCATAGTTGCCTTCCAAAAGAAAAATTCAAAAGTTCGGATTTGAATATTGGGGTGGTTGATGACATCAAACTTCCAGCCGATACCTTCCTTGAACTGTCCTGTTTTTTGCGTAGCGTTTTGCAACGCCGCCGAAATGTTTAAAACAGGGGGACACATCCGTTCAACAGAAGTTTCGAAAGCCTCGACTTTTCCAGACCAGTAAAGCTCTGCCGATCTTGAGGTAAACATCACCGCCCCGCGGTACTCAGGACATCACAGTTTTCTGGGCTGACATAACCACACACCAAAGTTCTTTGTTCAGAAACACCATCGGCTTTGTAGCCGCTTAGTTTGTACGCAATAGGCATGGCGACCTTCATGATCTGAAGAGCAGTCAGCCCGTCATCAGAGGCTTTGATGATGGCGTGGTGCATCGCCTCGGCTAACTCTGCCAAGAACTGTTCAGTGTCCGTAGCGGTGGTCTGGACAACCACATCACCACTACCTTTTTTGTCGGTATAAATTCTAATCATCTGCTTTCCTCATAAATGTCGGCTCTTGAACCCGAGCAATTTCACGGTCGATGTACCACCTTGCCTTCTTTAAATCTTCAATGCGTTCACCCTTCAGGCCAGCTCTCCAAAGATATTTAATTGCGTTGCCGATACAAAAGTTAAAATGTTCTGTTACTTCAATACACTCCACGCCGCTAGGGTGTGAGGTGTAATGTTTAGGATGATTGACGGGATCATTCATCTTTGTCACCCACGATTTCTCTTACAGAAAGTGTAGCCATCCTTGCCTGGGCGATAGCCTCGAGTCCGTACTCAATAGCTTCTTTGTGTTGATTTTCTTGGCAAAGGTTATACATTTTTTTGAGAGCGTCACTCGCTCTTTGGATGTGATTCGAGTAGTCCATGATTCCTCACTTTAAATTCAACGGCTCTTGCAAAAGCGTACAAAAAGTTTTCCGCTGTGATACTTTTTGGGATCTCGTCCATGCAATTACGGATGTCGTGATCTGTCAAACGTGCCGGACACAAGCGTCCTTGGTTACAGTTTTGATTACAAGGTGGGCAGGTTTTCATGGCATTAGTTTTCACTCCTAGCTGATTAGTAAGACACTAATATACCAGTTGACTTGGGTAAGCGCAAGTGGTATTCTGCATACTCATTCACACCTTTTGGAGTCAAAATGGATCAAGCACGTAAGCTTTTTGAGGCTATGCTGTTAGCCGGAGGGCGGGACATACCGGCCTGGGACGGGAAGAAATACACTACTAAAAACGTACAGACTTACTGGAGATGGTTCTGGTTGGGCTACTCAACAAGGGATGTGAAATGACGCAAATTAATATCGATCTAATCAATATATCCGCAGGGACGCAGTCAAGAGCGGAGATCAACGAACAGGCAGTAACGGAGTATGCAGAGGCGTTGGAAAACGGGAGTATCTTCCCCGCGGTCAGGCTTTATCACGATGGCATTCAATACTATTTGGCTGATGGGTTTCATCGATACCACGCACACAAACGAGTGAAGCGTAAAGCGATTGATGCTGAAGTTATAACAGGGACATTGAGAGATGCGATCCTACATGCCTGCGGAGCGAACGCACTACATGGTTTGAGACGAACAAACGAAGACAAGCGTAATGCCGTGATGATCATGTTGGAGGATCATGAGTGGGTACAGTGGTCAGACAATGAGATAGCCAAAAACTGTCACGTATCTGCACCGCTTGTGGCGAAGTGTCGCAAAGAGTCTGGCGTTCAGCCGACTGTTCGAAAGTTTAAAACATCGACAGGAAAGACGGCAACGATTGAGACCAAGCCTGTAGAACCAAAACCACCGGAACCCATCGATGAAACGCAGGAAGCGATTGATGATTTGCTGAAGGAAAACGAATCGCTCAAAGATCAATTGGCGGTCGCGAAGCTCGGGGACACACCCGAAGGGTGGATGGCACAGGAGACGATAGAATCCTTAAGAGAAGAGATAAGAATACTCAAGATAGAAAACGAAGCTTTGAAGATATCAAGAGACACGTTTCAGAATGAGAATGCTCAACTTAAGAAGCAAGTAGCTGCGCTTCAAAGGAAGTCATGAAGATCAATCCGACAGTGGCAATGACTCTGGCTATCCAAAGTCTTGAACAGTGGAAGAAGGTTCATTCAATCGACTGGGAACAACACGATGAAGACGCTCTTCAAGCACTACGGGAGGCTTTACATCTACGTGAGACGCCGATTCCAGAGGACCGTGTACGACTTCTTGCAATGGACTATTCGGGCTGGCGGTTAGTCCGAGCGACAGAGAAGGAACACGGTATTTATTAACCCACGCCGGGGGGTGTCCCGGCAGGAGAACATGATGTCTGAATTAACACTTAGACCATACCAGCTTGAAGCATTAGAAGCTTTGAGAAATGGATTTGCCGCGGGGAAAAGAACGCAAGTTTTAGTCAGCCCGACAGGGTCTGGAAAAACTGAGATGGCGATTGCACTTCTCAACGCAACGAGAGAGAAGGGTAACCGCGCAGCCATGATCTTAGACCGGATCATTCTGTGCGACCAGACGAGTCAGAGACTCGACCGATACAACATCGACCACGGCGTTCTTCAGTCTAAACACTGGCGTTGGAGGCCGTATGAATACATTCAAGTGTGTTCGGCGCAGACGCTCGAGAAGCGAGGTTCATTCCCAGGATTGAATCTACTTATTGTGGATGAGTGCCATGCCACAAGAAAACAAACGATGGACTTCATCAAGAACAATCCAGAGATTCGGGTCATCGGGCTAACGGCTACGCCTTTTACGAAAGGTCTAGGTAAGGTCTATGAGAACGTTGTATCCACGGTCACCACGGGGCAGTTAGTCAGCCAAGGTGTGTTGGTTCCTCTCAAAGTCTTTGTGGCTAAAGAGATCGACATGACCGGGGCTAAGAAGGTCGCGGGGGAGTGGTCACCGGCTGAGACTGAGAAGCGAGGCATGGTTATCACCGGGGACATTGTGGCTGAGTGGATCAAAAAGACACACGAAATTTTTGGGAAGCCAGAAAAGACGATTGTGTTTTGTTCGGGCGTGGCACACGGCGCAGATTTAGCGCGGAAGTTCGCTGAACAGGGATATAACTTTGTGGCTGTGTCGTACCTCGATGATGACGCATTCAAACAAGACGTTATCAAGGAGTTCAGCAAACCAGATACGGAGATTCACGGGCTGATAGCTACGGACATCTTAACGAAGGGATTCGATGTGCCGGATGTAAAGATCGGCGTAAGTGCGAGACCGTTCTCGAAGTCATTGTCTTCCCATATCCAACAGATGGGCCGTGTGATGCGCGGATCGCCCGGAAAGGAGTTTGCCCTATGGCTAGATCATTCGGGCAACTACGTTCGTTTTAGGGACGAATGGGAGGAAGTTTTCGAGTCTGGCGTTCATGAACTAGATGACAGTAAAGAAAAGCCAAAGAAAGAACCCTCCGAGAAGGAGAAGTTAGAGTCTAAATGCCCGTCGTGTTCAGCACTATGGCCCAAGGGGTCTGATACTTGTGCGAACTGTGGGCATGTGAGGGAGAGGAAGAACAAGGTCGCAAGCGTAGCCGGTGAGTTGACAGAACTCGGCACGATGAGTCGTGAAAACAAACAGGACTGGTGGTCGCAGCTCTGGTACAAGGTCGAGTTCGAAGGTTGGAGGGAAGGAAGAGCAGCGCATACGTTTAAAGAGAAGTTCGGTGTCTGGCCTCGAGGTCTTCAGAACGTATCGAAACCACCGTCTCTTGAGGTCGAGAAGTTTATTCAGAAAAAACTCAGGGCATTTCTTTATAAAAAGCGGATCATTCAGACGGGGAGAGCATGATGGACTTTATTTCATTCTGCCGGGGACACGGCATCATCATCGACCAGACTCCACCGATTGGTGTTTGGAAACGATACAGGACAGAAGATCACCCGAATAAAAAGAATGGCGCGGTTAAATGGATGGGGACGTATGGCTTTGTTCAGAACCACGCACTCGACACCGCGGTCAGTGTATGGCAGTCGGACAAACCGGACGATCATAAGTTCAAACAATTTATTCAGGCAGCGACCGACAAGGTCGAGTTCATGCAAGAAAAAGCGGCGCGGAAGGCCGGATGGATTCTAAATCAATGCGAGTTATTCACGCATGAATACTTTGTTCGGAAGGGATTCCCAGATGAGAAGGGTAATGTGTGGTTTAAGGATGATCAGAAGATTTTGGTCATCCCCATGCGCGTTGGTAATCGATTGGTCGGATGTCAGATGATTTCGGAGACGGGCGAGAAGAAGTTTTTGTTCGGGCAGCGAACCTCGGGAGCGAGTTTTGTTTTCGACAATCATGGCCCGAATTTTTATTGCGAGGGATATGCCACGGCGTTATCGCTCCGGATGATCCTAAAGTCCATGAAGCGGAGATATACGATCCACGTTTGTTTCTCTGCGCATAACATGCAGAAACTTGCCAAAGACGGGTATGTGATTGCGGATAACGACGCAAGCCAGACGGGGGAGACGGTAGCGAAGCGAACCGGTTTGAATTATTTCATGCCTCCCGAAGTTGGGGATGACTTCAATGACTATCACCGGAAGGTAGGAATACTAAAGGCCGGATTAGCTTTGACGAAGTCACTGAAGCTTTGAAGCGTAGAACACGCCCCCAACTTTGAGGTCTTGGGGGTTTTCCATTTCGCATGATTTGAGATGCATCAGTAGCTCGACCCCGAGTTCATAACTGTTATGACCGGGGCCATAGTGATCGGCACTGACTCGGACGAACCCGTTATCGTCTTCCATGAGATAGATTGCGAACATGGTTTTCATGTCAAAGCCTAGATGAATAGTGGTTTCTGATATTGCATGGTATTGATGCGATCTTCAAACACTTTCGCTTCGCGCCAGTCATTGCCGTTGCGGCGTTCATATCGAGCGGCAAAAGACCAAGCCATGCTATCAGCGGTATAAAGCAATTCTCGGACTAAACCGGATGATAGGGCAGTTGTTTTTACACCGAAACCATGAAGTCTCAAATCCGGACGTTCGGTTTTGATCGCGAGTAAAACATTTTCGATAGCCCCGACGTTTGCGTTTCGTTTGCAGACAGAGCCTACACCGACCCACATATTTGGCTTTAGCCGGTCGCCATACATTCGAATGTGGTTGACGTAGTCGGATGGGTCATACCCTTGAAGGACGGGGATGATTGTGATGCCGCCAACGTCGTGTTTGAGCAGCTCATCATAGCGTTCGATGGTCATGGCTTGGTGTTCGGGTATGGTCTTGCCGGTCATCTCAAGGACGAAGGCCTCGCACATATAATCTTGGGAGACCGCAGCAAGTAGATTTCCGCAAGTTGAAAACCTTTTGATTTGGCTTGCGTATTCTGAGACGGGGAAACGATAGCCCCCATGTCTGACAACCTCGGTGAATGCGCCGGAGTCCATGATCCAATCATTAACTGGGAAATGGCTTTTGCGGTTTCGAATTGTATTGACCGAGATAAAGGCCGACTCAAAATGTTTTGCGTCAGCGGGGTGATGTAGTCCAGTGAAGAATCGCATAGTAAAAACCCCCTTTCGGGGGCTATTTGATTTTATTTCGAAGGATTGAAAAGACCGAGACAATGAGAATGACAAGGTCAAGTAGGGCGTTGGTCAGGATCCGCATCAGTACAACGCCTCGCCGTAATTTTCCACCGTCTTTTTGGGCGGACGTACAAGGCGAAGCTGAGACCGTCTAAATCTTACCCACTCAGGAAAAGGCCAATCGGATGTATTGATTAGCCGAACTAAGTATTCGTCGCCGTCTTGGCGTTCGAAGACGGCTAGACCTCGAGGGGTCTGGACTCTAGCTCCGGAAATCATAGCAATATCTCCTCTGTACTAACCCATACCCATGCTTGAACCCATGCGCCGTTGTCGCCGACGGAAATGCGCGGGTTATTTTCAATTTGAATGTCATCGCACTCGTACTCTTGAACGGCTGATTGGATGATCGATTTCGCGGCTGAAACCGGCAAGTCATCGTCAGAATAAGCGTAATTTTCCATGTCAGATTTCCACATTCGGCAAGCACCGCCGGATGAAATGATGGGCGGCCTCGACGGTAGCGAAGCGGCGTAGTTCGACGGTATTGTCAGAATCCATGTCGATGATTCGAACGGTCCAAGGATTGTTTCCAGGCTTATAAAAGACATGAGCAGCCATGCCGTCGGCACGGTCAACAAATAAGTGTTCGTCCACGTTTCCCCCTATAAGTAAAAAAAGATGGATGATCCAAGGGCTATGCCAAAGGCTAGGGCGATGATCCAGTCAGTCATTTGATAAACCCCGAAGCGTTCAATGCTTTGCGCCAGTACTTATTTTTAGCCGGATGATTTTCGCGCGCGTAATGCATGGTTTCGGTGATTTCGTCGCCGGTCCGGTAGTCGGTATCGGGATAGGTCGATAAGTAATCCATGATTGCACCGGATGAAGGCATGGATGATATGAACGTGAAACGTCGCATCAATTCGACCAGCTCTCGAAACCCTACTTCGTCGGTGACTTCGTCATCGATGACAAAGTCAGGGCAATCGTCGTGTTCGTCGGGTATAGGTTGGCGTTCAATGATTCGGATGATTTTGATCATGATTGCTCCATGAGGATTTTCTTTAAAGCCGGGATTGATAACCCGGTGATTTGTGAGAGTTCCCGAAGGGTCATGTTTAACTTGCGCGTATATAGTTCGCGGATTTCGTCATGGGTCATGGTTTTTCCTTTGGCGTTGATTCAATGTTCAATGAAGGCTATAGCCTTTGTCGTGGTCCAACATAACCCGCATGTCAGGCATGATTGTGTTTTCCCAATTTGCTCAGGGCATGTTATGCCTTCGCCGTGGACGTTCGCCGACATGGTGCCGCCTTTATCGGACCATCGGATCCATGCGCGGTCATTCTGCAAATGACGGGCAATTGCATCGGCTATCGGTCCATCGGTCCGATGCGTGTACCCGAATAGATGAAGGGCAGGATAGGCCCGAAGGGCATTAGCCCAAAAGTTAACGTATTCAGGACTAAAAAAGTCTCCAAGTACATGTAACCGGATTACAAACCCGTCCGGATGTACCCTTGAAAGATGCTCGATTTCGTCATGGAGACGCATTTCGAGCAATTCGGGTTCGGATGAACTAATCCGATGCGCGAATCCCATATTGTTTCCGAAACACCTAGCCCACTGTTGACATGTCCGGGAACATGTCGCGCGTTCTTCAAGGGTTAGCGTATACATGGCCATGCCGGACCACTTGCCCTTTGTGATTACGTTCGAACCCGCTCCAAGTTTTGCGTTACCGCTAGCGGGTTTAAGTAATCGCGAAGCATAGTCGCTCAAGGGTTTGACCGTCTTCGGGTGTATCGTTATTGCCCGTTCTAGTGCCGGGTGATTGTCGCGTAGTCTCATTGTTATCTCCGTTTAGTAAGCCCACAAAAACCCTCCGTGAAGGGTTTTAATTGGATTACTTAAGGGCAAGTTTTAAGGCTTTAATCCAGTACTTTTCCTTGTTAGCGGGACCGACGAAATGCAAGTGTTCGGTCCGGTATTCTCCGGTCCGATAGTCTTGTTCGGGTTCGCTTGATACCCAAGTGTCCGGACCGATGACTGATGACGAAGGGTGAGGAAAATAACGCAAGTGACGAACTAGATCGCGAAACGTAAACGGCTCGAATTCGAATTCGAATCCGCTATCTTCGCATTCGCCGTGTTCGGCGGATTCTTGGGTGACTACTTCGTAGGTTTTGCTGATCAGGATCATGTCATGCTCCAAAAAAAAAGGGTTTAGCCCAGCTCCAAATCTATAACGATATTTACTCGTCTTCGACGTTGATAATGTCAATTTGATAGTCGGCATTGCGAAGATCATCGTCGATTTCGGTTTCGCCGTTAAGGATCAGATCTTCGAGTTCCTGTACTGATTCGGCACTGATCGCGCGGGTGACTGAGACGGTGACTGTAACGGTGAAAGTTTTCATGCTCTAACCCCTACAAGTGAAGGTGATTGGTTCGGTTTCGATAATTCGAAAACCCTTCGTTTCGTCGAATCCTGAAGCTTTCGCCATGTCTAAAGCCTTCCCTGATAAGTGATAGTGTTTTCGCTTTCGTCAGACAATGGAGCGGTGAACTTGTTAGGGATTACGGTGAACACGAAACCGCGATTGTCTAAGGTGTTACCACAACAATGCATTCCTCCGGACCCGAATGACTCGGGAAAGTGTTTCTTTAAAAGTGCAATCGCCGCAAACCTATGCGCGGCTTCAGTTCCAACGGTCCAGTCAAAATTGACGGTTGCACTGAAGTTGATTCGATTGCCGCGACAAACAATTGCTTTGACTCGGGCTTGGTTTTTGTCCGTTGGACCGAGATACTTAGTATGGATTGCTAGACTCATGATCGCTCCTTTGGTGTACGAAATCCTAGTGTAGTACACCTAAGTTTACCTCGTCAACCGATATTTATCGGGTTTGTTGTTTTCCTTTTTTGTTCCCATTAGAATCGCGCGATCCGAACCCAAGCCCGAAGGGCAATAGCCTATGAAACTTTCAAGGAAACAAGCAAAGCAAGCATTGGAGCAAATGCCAATGGTCGAAATACTCGGTAAAGACGTTTCCCGTCAGTTAACGCATAAGCAAAAGGAATTTGCTCGCAATGTGGCAATGGGCGAAACAAAGGCTAGCGCATACAGAAAAGCATATAAAAGCGATCCTAAGCATTCAACGATTGTCACCGCGCCTTATAAGCTTGCGAGCGATCCTAGAATTAAACGTGAGATCGAAGCTTACGAGTTAGCGATTGAGTCGGCGAAATATCGCTCCCCTATTGCTTTGCGAGAATTGGTCGTACAAAGCTTGGTGCAAGTGCTAGTCGATCCAGAGTCTAGCCAATCCGCGAAGATATCAGCGGCTCGAGTACTCGGCACTGTAACCGAAGTATCGGCGTTTACTGAGCGTAAGGAAATCAAGCATGTTTCGTCATCCAATGACGCGCGAAAAACCATCATGGATCAACTGTCGGCGTTGATCAAGGCTGAAGCAATCGACGTTGACCCCTCCCAATTGTTACAGGAATTGGGACAGGCCCACCCCTCCCCCACCCCCCTGGATGCTGAGACGGATCCGGCCTCGCCTGTACATACTATTCCACTCCAACAGTCAGAAAAAATAAACGATACCCCCTCCCCAAGCAAAATTTCCCCCGATGATAATGATGAAGTTTATAGCACCACCCCCGGGGTGTAAAAAGGTACCATCAAATGCGGCGGGGTATAGTTATTTTTACCGTTTCATACCAAAACTCTATAAATATTTATAGAGTTTGAGTTATGGGTTCTATAAAATTTACCAAAAAATCAACGTTAAATGAGATGGTGGAAGTGATGTCGCCGGTACAGAGGGATGTGTTTATATTGATTGATGAGTTTTGGAAGAAGTTTCAATATAGCCCGACGATTAGGGAGTTGGCGATATTGAGGGGGAAGATGGGGATAGGAAACACGAAGAGGATTGTGGATCAGTTGGAGAGGATAGGGGCGATAAAGAAGGTAGAGAGGAGGGGTAGGACGATAAGGCCGGTGTATATCAATTTCAGGAATTTAGATTGAGGGTTGAGTTAAGTGATATGGAGTTGATGATGGCGCGTTTTATTGCGGCGTCGAGGCAGACGTATGGGAGGAGGAATTACGAGGATAAGAAAAAGATGGAGGACGGCTTCCAGGCGGATGTGGATGGGATGATTGGGGAGATGTGTTTTGGGAAGTTGTTTAACTATTACGTGGATGTAAGTTTGGGAAAGAGGAAGGCTGATTTTGTTTCGAGGAAGGGTGAGAGTATTGATGTGAAGAGTACGAGGTATAGGAACGGGCGGCTTTTAGCTACACTGGATAAGACCCAAGACCCGTGCGATATTTATGTACTGATGGTGGTGGATGATAGGGGTGGGGAGTATAGGGGTTACGTGAAAAAAGAGGATTTGTTTAAGGACGAGAATAAAAAGGACTTAGGCCGCGGCGAAGGTTATGTCTATGAATTTAAGTGATTTGATAGCGAAGCTACCCGTGGCGGAACAGGAGAAACTGTTAAGTCAGGTGGTGGAGTATAAAAACGCTTTAGAAAGAGAGAGATGCCAGAAGTCGTTCATGTCTTACGTGAAGAAGATGTGGCCGGGGTTTATATTAGGTCGGCATCACGCCTTGATGGGGCAGAAGTTTGAGGAGATCGCAGAGGGTAAAGTAAAGCGATTAATTATTAACATCGCACCTCGGCATACAAAGTCTGAGTTTGCTAGTTACTTATTGCCTAGTTGGTACTTAGGGAAATATCCGAATAAGAAGGTGATACAGACTTCGAATACGGCGGATTTGGCTGTGAACTTCGGAAGGAAGGTTAGAAATTTAGTGATGAGTGAGCAGTACCGAGAGATCTTTAATGTGTCTCTACGGCAGGATTCGAAGGCGGCTGGCCGGTGGGCGACTAATTTTGATGGGGAATATTTTGCTATTGGGGTGGGTGGTACGGTAACGGGTAAGGGTGCGGACTTATTGATTATTGACGACCCGCATTCAGAGCAGGAAGCAACAGGGGATCCCGCGGCGTTTGATCGGGTTTTTGAGTGGTATACATCTGGACCGCGTCAGCGTCTACAGCCTGGAGGAGCCATAGTCGTTGTCATGACTAGGTGGTCGGACAGAGACTTAACAGGGAAAATAATTAAGGAAGCGGCAAAGAGGGATAAGCACGAGGAGTGGGAGGTTATTGAACTACCGGCGATTATGCCGAGTGGAAATCCTCTATGGCCTGAGTTCTGGTCGTTAAAAGAGTTAGAGGCGTTAAGGGAGGAGCTACCTCCTAGTAAATGGAATGCTCAGTACCAGCAGACCCCGACAGGCGAAGAAGGCGCGATAGTAAAAAGAGAATGGTGGAAGGTGTGGGAGAAGGACGATCCTCCGGCGTGTGATTTTATTATTCAGAGCTGGGACACCGCGTTTACGAAAAGTGAGAGGGCTGACTACTCGGCGTGTACGACATGGGGTGTCTTTTATAAGGATGAAGATAAAAGGGATCCGAACATTATTATGTTGGATGCCTTCCAAAAACGAATGGAATTCCCTGAGTTAAAAGACAAAGCTTTAAGTCAGTATAAGTACTGGGAGCCGGATGCTTGTATTATCGAGGCCAAAGCTGCTGGCGCGCCGTTAGTGTTTGAACTTAGGCAGATGGGGGTACTTGTTTCTGAGTACACCCCGGTGAGAGGTAATGATAAGTTTGTAAGAATAAATAGTGTTTCTGATCTGTTTAGATCAGGAAAGGTATGGAGGCCGGATACGAGATGGGCAGAGGAAGTTGTCGAACAGATGGCTGCCTTCCCTAATGCGGAACATGATGACCTCGTAGACTCAAGTGTGCAGGCACTGATACGATTCAGACAAGGCGGATTTTTACGGCTGGCTACCGATGAAGAGGATGAGCCAGTGTCCTTTCGCAGGAAAGCTTATTACTAAGGAATGATAATGATAGATCGACCCCTTGAGCCTATTGAGTCAGAAGGTATTGAAATTGAAATCGTTAATCCTGAGTCTGTATCCATAGGGATGGACGGGCTAGAAATAGAAATAGAACCCGGACAGGAATCAGCAGAAGACTTTGATGCGAACCTTGCTGACTATATGTCAGAGTCAGAACTATCGACTTTGGCGACCGATTTAATCGGTGAGGTCGATGCAGATATCGGCTCGAGAAAAGACTGGGTCGATATGTACGTTAAAGGGTTAGAAGTTTTAGGGATGAAATATGAGGAGAGGACAGAACCCTGGAACGGAGCCTGCGGTGTGTTCTCGACCTTATTAACAGAAGCGGCGGTACGGTTTCAGTCTGAAATGATTATCGAAACCTTCCCTGCTCAGGGTCCAGTGAAGACCGAGATTATCGGTCAGATTACTAAAGAAAAAGAAGACGCAGCCGAAAGGGTAAAAGACGATATGAACTATCGTTTAACTGAGACCATCCCTGAATATAGACCTGAACATGAAAGGATGTTATTTAATTTAGGTCTTAGCGGCGCCGCTTTTAAAAAGGTTTACTACGACCCGAATTTAGGGCGAGAGACGGCGGTGTTTATTCCCGCTGAAGATGTGATTATTCCTTACGGAGCGTCTGGAGCGAGGACCGCGGAACGCGTCACACACATGATGCGTAAGACTAAAAACGATATCCACCGGCTTCAGGTTAAAGGATTTTATCGGGATGTTGAGTTAGGTGACCCGATAAAAATTCATAATGACGTTGAAGAAAAGAAAGCCGAAGAGACGGGGTTTTCGATTAACGACGATGACAGATATTTAATCTGTGAAATACAGGTGGATTTAAATCTACCTGGGTTTGAAGAGGAAGACGACGTAGCCGTTCCTTATATTATTACCATCGATAAAGGAACGAATAAAGTTCTATCGATATACAGGAACTGGCGTGAAGGCGATCACTTATATAGAAAGCGTCAGCACTTAGTTCAGTATGACTACGTCCCAGGATTTGGTGCTTATGGCTTTGGGTATATCCATTTAATCGGCGGATATGCTCGAGCAGGTACGATGTTGATTAGACAATTAGTCGATGCGGGTACGTTATCTAATTTACCAGGAGGTCTTAAGTCTCGAGGTCTTAGGGTAAAAGGTGATGACACCCCGATAGCGCCGGGAGAATTCAGAGACGTAGATGTTCCTAGTGGCGCGATTAAAGATAATATTATGACGCTTCCTTATAAGGAGCCGTCACAAGTCTTAGCCGCTTTATTAGATAAGATAAGTGAAGAAGGCAGAAGATTAGGGTCGATTGCTGACATGAAAGTCAGTGATATGTCGTCTCAAGCGCCGGTAGGAACGACCTTAGCTCTCTTAGAGAGACAGTTAAAAACCATGAGTGCGGTGCAAGCCCGTGTTCATGCGGCGATGAAGCAGGAATTTAAGCTACTAAAAGACATTATTAAGGACTATAGCCCTGAAGAATATAGCTATATCCCTGAAGGCGGCGACCGAAAAGCCAAACAAGAGGACTACGAACACGTAGAAATCATCCCAGTGAGTGATCCCAACGCCGCAACGATGGCTCAAAGGATCATGCAATACCAAGCGGTCATCCAATTAGCGGCTCAAGCCCCACAAATTTACGATTTACCCCAGTTACATCGGCAAATGATTGAAGTTTTAGGGGTGAAAAACGCCGATAAGTTGGTTCCGTTACCTGAAGATCAGCATCCTAAAGACCCTGTTTCTGAAAACATGGCGTTTTTAAGGATGGAACCCACGAAAGCGTTCATATATCAGGACCACGACGCTCATATTGCGACTCACATGACCTTTATTCAGGATCCAATGATCCAACAAATGATTGGTCAGAACCCGATGGCGCAGCAAATTGGTTCCGCGGTACAGGCACACGTAGCAGAACACCTATCTTTCCTTTATAGAAGAAAAATTGAGGAGCAAATCGGCGTTCCTCTGCCGCCTCCTAACGAAAAACTTCCAGATGATGTGGAGGTTGAGATATCAAGACTGACAGCACAGGCTGGCGCGCAGCTCTTACAGATGAACATGGCTCAAGCCCAACAGCAACAAGCCATGCAACAAGCCCAAGATCCGATTGTTCAGATGCAACAGGCTGAACTACAGATCAAAGCCGAAGAAGTTAAGAGAAAAGCCGCTAAAGATCAGGCTGATATTGCTTTAGCCCAAGCAAGATTAAAAGTCGAGCAAGAGCGTATAGCTATCGAGGCTCAAAAAGAACAGCAACGCTTACAGGCTAAGTCTGTTGAGAACGATAAAAAACTCAAGGCTGATGTTCTTACGAAAATGACGAGGGGCTAATGATCTGGAACAGTGACTTAAAGGTCTTTAATGACCAGGAATGCAAAGAACTCGTGGAAGAGTTTTGTTCGGGAGAACATACCGATGAAAACAAGATGCCGGAGTACTATAAAAATAGCTATGGTTACTTTAACCTCCCTAAGTCACTGCAATACGTAGATCGTCTCACTTCATTAATTAAAGATCGATACCCGTCAGCGGTTTTTGCTAATACATATACCCGTTCATATCATCGTCATAGCGTCTTAAATTTACATACAGACCGGAAAGGTTTAGACCTGACGCTAAGTGTGTGTCTCGAGGATAAAAACAACCTTGACTGGCCGCTTAATATAAGCGCTAAGACCTATGACGGTGACGAGTGGGATTTAAAAGCTGATAGTAATCACTATAAAGACAAATACTTAGAAGCGCATTTCGGCGTAGGACATGGCGCAGTGATGGAGGGCAGGCGATTCCCTCACTGGCGCGATGAATTGCTATGCGGCGAAAAGCAGCGAGCCGTTTATATTTTTTACCATTGGACGCTGCCCAAGGTAAAAGAAACAAGTCGAGTTTTATTTAGGTCAACAAAACCTATAGAGACGGCGCTATACGGAAACTTTTTAACAAAAGAAGAATGTAAAGAACTTATCGATCAAGCTTCGACCAAGTTATTTAAATCAACGGTTGTCCATCATGAGACCGGTCAGCCAACCGATCACCCTCATCGAACAAGTTACGGCACGTTTTTACAGCGAGGGAGTTCGCCATTGGTCAGCCAGTTAGAGCAGCGTATTGCTCAAATAACAGGGGTTCCAGTAGAACATGGCGAGGGATTGCAAATCCTTCGTTATGAAGAAGGACAAGAGTACAAACCTCATCATGATTACTTTGATCCTTCTAGACCTCCAACTACACAAGACCTTGATAAATCCGGCCAAAGAATCGCGACGTTTCTTATTTATTTAAATACGCCAGAAGAAGGTGGCGGAACGTACTTCCCAGAAGCGAATTTAGAGTTCGAAGCTTTAGAAGGAAACGCGTTGTTATTTAAGTACCCTAATATGGAAAGAGCCTCTTTACACGCAGGCGTGCCTGTAAAAAAAGGGGTGAAATGGGTAGCGACTAAGTGGCTTAGGCAGAGGCCATTCCGATGATAAGCATACCTATTGCGGTATGCGCGGGAAATTTTGGGCTTCAGTTAGATTTGTTTTGGTATCAGCACAAAAAAATCTATGGCGTTCAGGCATGGAGAAAAGCACTTGCTTTGGTAGTTAATAAGAATGAACCGCACGAAGAAGCGCATAAGATCTTGCCGTGGGATATCAATCTTCCGCATAGCCTTGTTGTAAGTTGTTTTGAGTTTTTAAACTTAGAACAAATTTATGACCGGCTTATAGTACCGATAAATATTCAAGTAGCTTTAATACAAGCATTAAAAGACTTTGATGATGAGGAAGTTATTGAGTTATTAGATTGCGATATGTTTCATTTAAAACGCCATCCAAAGATAGACGTTAAAGATGAAGTAATCGTTTCAAATATCTACGAAGGCTGGCACTTAAAAAGTTTAACAGAGCATAAACACCTTGTAGAGCCTTTGTTAATCAAAGAACATGGACCTTACAACGGTGGGTTTGTGCCTATTATTGCAAAGGCCAAGACGTTTAAAAAAATAGCTATTACGTGGCTTCAGGCTCATAAACAAATATTTCAGAGTACGGAGTCAAAAGACTTTCGTTGGTGGGCTGGTATGTACGCCTTACAAGTAGCTTGTGCCAACCATCGAGTCCACATGCGGCATGAAGATCTTGTTTATGTCCCTGGGTTTAACAATTACAAGCCATCTCATTACATCAGTCATTATTCATGCGATACAAGATTTAACAAGAAAATTATTAAATCGATTGAAGATATAAAGACTGATAATTTTTTAGAGAATGATTTTTATTGGGCGGTGAAAGATTGGCTTGAATCAAGGAAAAGACATGGATGTGTTTGAGTTATTACACGGGAAATTACAAGACAGAATCCGAGATATGGAGATGTCTTTGAGCAACGGCTCGGCAAAAGATTATGCCGAGTATCGAGAGCTGTGCGGCGTTATCCGGGGTCTACGATCCGCACAGATGGAAGTACAAGACCTTGCGAGTCGTTTAAAGGAAAGTGAAGATGAGTGAGTTATTAATCTCCCAAGATGGAGAAACGGCAACGACGTTGCCTGAGTCGGCAGAGGAAAAGGCCAAGCAGTTGCCTGATCCTTCTACCTATCATTTGTTGTGTGTACTTCCAGAAGTGGAAGAGGAGTATGACAGCGGTCTTGTTAAAGCCGGGTCTACTGTTTACTACGAAGAAGTGCTTTCACCGGTTTTATTTGTAGTCAAGATGGGGCCGGATGCATATGGCGATAAATCAAGGTTTCCTTCAGGTCCATCCTGCAAGGTAGGGGACTTTGTTTTAGTCCGTCCAAACACAGGTACGAGGATCAAAATCCACGGCAAAGAGTTTCGAATCATTAATGATGATTCAGTCGAAGCGGTGGTTCAAGATCCACGCGGCATTTCTCGAGCATAGGAGGCGATATGAGTGAAGAATTTAAGTTCCCAGATGAAAAGGAACAGCCTGTAGAAATTGAGGTCGAGGGCGAGGAAAAAGTAGAGATTGAAGTGGTTGAGGAAGAAAAGCCAAAACACTCCAAGCTTCGTGAAGAACCTAAGCCACTTGATGATTCAGAAATTAAAGAGTACAGCGACCGAGTAAAGAGTCGGATTGACCATTTATATAAGGGATATCAGACTGAGAAGCGTCGGGCTGAAGAAGCTGAACGTGCAAAAGAGGAAGCATTTCGTATTGCACAGTCAGTAGCGGAAGAGAATAAAAAACTCAAAGGTTCTTTATCTGAAGGTCAGGCTGCTTTACTTGAGCAAGCCAAAAAAGCCGTAGCAAAAGAGTTAGAAGAAGCAAAGAAAGAGTATGTTCAGGCTTATGAATCGGGAGATTCACAGCGGCTTGTTGTTGCTAATGAGGAATTAACGGCAGCAAAAATCAAACTAGAACGGGTGAATAATTTCAAACCGACTAGACAAGAGCCTGAAAAAGAAGTACAAATTGAGCCACCGCGAGTTGATCCGAAAGCAGAAGCTTGGAAAAGGAAAAACGAGTGGTTTGGCTCAGACGATGAAATGACCGGTTTTGTCTTGGCGTATCACTCCAAGTTAATAAAACAAGGTGTCGATGCATCGTCTGATGAATACTACGAGAAATTAGATTCTCGTATGCGGCAAGTGTTCCCGGAGTACTTTGACGCCGAGGAACCACCTGAGAGAACTCAGCGTACAGTAAGGTCAAATGTGGCACCTGCGACACGAAGCGTTGCTCCTAAAAAGATCAAGCTTACTCCCAAGCAGGTGGAATACGCCAATAGGTACAAGATACCTCTAGAGAGGTATGCCCTTGAGGTCGCGAAATTACAAAGGAATTGATATGGAAAAGCAAGAACGAGGTCAACGCGAATCAAGAGAAACAGCGGAGCGTCCGAAGCGATGGATGCCGCCGCAATTGTTACCCGACCCCACACCGGAGCCTGGGTATCAGTTTCGTTGGATTCGTATTAGTACGTTGGGCGAAGCTGATCCGCGTCATATTTCTTCGAAATTACGTGAAGGCTGGGAGCCTGTAAAAGCGTCGATGCATCCTGAAGTTCAGATGATGTCTGGTTCACCCTCGCGGTTCCCAGATAGCATTGAGATCGGTGGTCTGTTGCTTTGCAAAACACCCGTTGAAATGGTTCAGCAGCGCAATGAGTTTTTCCAAAAACAAACGGATGCTCAGATGCAGTCTGTAGACAATAACTTCATGCGTCAAAACGATGCCAGAATGCCGCTCTTCCATGACCGGCAGAGTAAGGTAACGTTTGGCCGTGGATCTTCTTAATCTAGGAGTTAGAGATGGCTTATCCCACTGTCAGCTCCGCATTTGGCTTTCTTGCCGTCAATGAACTGAACGGCTTGCCATATGCTGGCGCTACTCGGCAGATTCCCATCCCTTACGCTTATTCCACGAGCATCTTTTACGGTGATCTGGTTGAGCTAGCGGGTGGTGCAATCAATATCACGGGCATGTCTACTTCCACCACTTCGACGGCTCGTGCCGGTCAAATTGGTGTGTTTGTAGGTTGTTCGTACACTAGTCCATCCACTGGACAAAAGTTGTTTGCACAGTATTGGCCTGCTTCGACAGCAGCCAATGATGCAGTGGCTTATGTTGTGGATGACCCTTCTGCACTGTTTAAAGTGGCTATGGTTGGTCAGTCTGCTTCTGTGTCTAACACAGCGACTACGATTGGTTATGCTTCTCAAGGCCTTGTTGGAACAAACGTGTACGCTGTTACTGGTACTGCTGGTAGCACGGTCACGGGAAATTCTGCAATGGCTGTATCGGCAGACAACCCAACTAACGGTACTGGTAACAAGCGCGTAACTACGGCGCTTCCTTTCCGTATCGTTTCTTTAGTCCCTGAAACGGCTGTTACCCTTACGGGTACGGGCAGTACGTCTGGTTCGTCAACGACACTTACGCTCGCAGCGGCAGTTACTGGTTTGCAAGCAGGTATGCAGATCATTGCTCCGTCAGCATCAGCAGGTGCGTTCCGTAGTGGTTCATACAACTACGTGACGAACGTTAACAGCACGACTGTTACCTTGGCCTCGGCTATCACTTTGGCATCTGGATCGACGGTAACCTTTGTTGGTTTCCCTGAAGTTCTTGTTAAGTGGAACCAGGGTTACCACAGCTACCAGTTCGCAACTGGCGTTTAAGGAGTAAGAAATGGCTATTTCACGCGCACAACTGTTGAAAGAGCTGCTTCCTGGCCTGAACGCTTTGTTCGGTCTTGAGTACGCTCGTTATGGCGAAGAACACAAAGAGATCTACGAAACCGAGACCTCTGAGCGTTCGTTTGAAGAGGAAACCAAGCTGTCTGGCTTTAGCGCCGCTCCGGTCAAACCGGAAGGCAGTGCGATTAGTTATGACAACGCACAAGAAGCGTGGACCGCTCGGTACAACCACGAAACCATTGCTATGGGCTTTTCGATTACCGAAGAGGCCGTGGAAGATAACTTGTACGACAGCTTGTCGTCTCGTTACACCAAAGCACTGGCTCGTGCGATGGCATACACCAAGCAGGTTAAGGCAGCATCGGTACTTAACAATGGCTTTAATTCCGCAGTCACCTATGGCGACGGACAAGCTTTGTTCTCTACCGCTCACCCCCTAATCTCTGGCGGCACCAACAGCAACACACCTTCGACCGCTGCTGACTTGAATGAGACTTCTCTTGAGAACGCCGTCATTCAAATCGCAGGGTGGACGGATGAACGTGGTCTGTTGATCGCAGCCAAACCCCGTAAGTTGGTTGTTCCTCCGAACCTCATGTTTACAGCAACCCGCTTGCTGCAAACCGAGCTTCGCGTGGCAACAGCAGATAACGATGTGAACGCACTGAAGATGATGGGTTCAATCCCAGAAGGCTTCACTGTCAATCACTTCTTGACTGACACCAACGCATGGTTCCTCACCACTGATGTTCCCAATGGCCTTAAGCACTTCGTAAGGACACCGTTGAGTACGTCAATGGATGGAGACTTCGATACCGGAAACGTTCGCTACAAGAGCCGTGAAAGGTACTCATTCGGAGTGAGCGATCCGCTAGGTATCTTCGGTTCGCCCGGAGCATAAGCCTTATAAATCAATCACTTAGATTGGTTGAAGCCCCGCTTAGGCGGGGTTTTTTATTTGTTCGTTGACATTGTTGGTTCCGTGCGGTACATTACGATAATGGCTTTGTAACGGAGGAAATATGGAACAAGTCATTTATAAGATCATCAACGTCGTCAACAGCAAATTTTATGTAGGAAGTACAACAAACAAAAAGGTGCGTTTTAGGCAGCATCGTAAATTGCTTCGAGGTAACAGGCATCACTGCAAACATTTGCAAGCATCGTGGAACAAGTACGGTGAAGATAAGTTTGAGTTTGTTGTTGTTGAAGTTGTTCCAAGTGCTATGTCTCTTCAACAAATAGAAGATATATATTTGTTTCAACACGTTGGGCAGCCTATGTGCTACAACTCTGGGTATTCAGCGGACGCTCCTTGGCGTAATGCCCCGCCAGAGTCTACGCCAAACTTTGGCAAAGTTATGGCGCAGCAACAAAAAGAACAGATCTCTAAAACGCTAAAAGATTTTTACGCAGCTGATTACTTTAACCACCCTCGAGTCGGTAAGAAGCATTCTGAGGAGACACGGTTAAAGATTCGACAGAACAGAACGCCTACAAGCGGTGAAAATCATTACCGTTACGGCCAAAAGATTTCTGAAGGCGTAAGAAAAAAAATTGGCGACACTCAACGAGGCAAACCAAAAGCACCGGGAAGAAAGGTTTCGGAGGAAGGTCTCAAAAAAATCAGGAAAAATATAGAAGAAGGCCGAAGCCATAAAACGTTCTTAGGAAAAAAACATACGGAAGAAAGCAAAATGAAAATGAGTAAAACTGTATTTGTTATGCCAGACGGCATTCTGTTTCCAAGTCTTACTTCGGTTCTTTCCTACTATGGGATCAAGATGCCAACGCTTCGTAGAGCGTTGATATCTGGTAAACCCTTGTCGAAAGGTCGGCTAGCCGGTTACGGGTTTAAGTATGGAGGCGTAGACTCAAAACCGACTGAAAATGATATGGCATTGATACGTGCAAAGCTTGTTGACACCATCCCAACAAACTGATAAAACACATATATTCCGGGGTTATCCGGCATATTAGACAGTCCCGGCTGACGACATGCAGACTAATATGCCGTATCGCATGTGAGGATCAAATGTCTAACACGACATTCTCTGGCCCAGTAAGGTCGCAAAACGGTTTCCAAACCATCTCAGTTAACTCGACGACCGGTGCTGTTTCCACCACCGCTACGTTTGGTTCGACTGCTAGTACTCCTGGTTCAGTAACAGCACTAAACGCTAGCGCTGTAACGGCTGGTGGCGCTGCTGCTTTGTTGGCTACCACTACTGCTGACCTTGGTGTTTATTTTGGATCAGGCGCGCCTACTGTATCGGCTGCTCAGGGTTCGTTATATCTCCGTACTGATGGGTCTTCGACCAGTACCCGCGCTTATGTTAATTCGGATGGCGGAACGACTTGGGTCTCGATAACGACCGCGTCCTAATAGGAGTGCATCATGGGGATGCAATATGATGTATGGTCGGTAAAGATTAGATCGAGTGCTGCGTTTTATGTATCCTCGGTCACTCCTTCCGGCGCGGGGGCATTAACGCTCCTTAAGACTCAGCCAGGAATAAACGGTTATGGATATAAAGTATCTATTACCGGCGTTTCTGATGAGTCAGGAGTAACATTTACGATAGTCGGCAGAACAGTAGCTGGTGCAAATGTTACTGAAACGGTGACGGGTCCGAACGCTACGACGGTCTATAGTACGAATTATTTCTCGAAAATAACGTCTATTTCCGTTAGCGCTGGGACGACAGGCGCTATAACCGTAGGGTATGGTGGCGCGTTAGCATTACCGGCCACAAGGATCAAAGGTTTGTACTATCTTGCCGGAGCATCTGCCGGAACGGTTGTGGTAACTCGCAACAGTGACTCCCAGATTCTTCTTGAGATTGATACGCCTGCTTCTGCGACCCAAGTAAATAGTCTTTATATGGCGGCAGAAGGGATTAGGACGGCTTATAGCAATGATGATTTTGCTACCGTAACGCCAACCAACGTAACGGCTGTTACTTTAATCTGCGGCTAGTCATGGCTAAGACACCGGCTTGGCAAAGGAAAGAAGGTAAGAATCCTAAAGGTGGTTTGAATGCCAAGGGTAGAGCTTCTTATAACGCTGCCAATCCTGGAAAGCCTGGGCTTAAGCCTCCTCAGCCTGAAGGTGGATCTCGTAAGAAATCATTCTGCGCCAGGATGGAAGGGATGAAGAAGAAGCTTACGTCATCCAAAACAGCGAGTGATCCAAACAGCCGGATCAATAAAAGCCTTCGCGCATGGAAGTGTTAAATGGACCCGATGCTGATTTGGAATCTAATCACTTCAATCTTAGTGGGACTGGTGATGTTTATGCTGAAGACCTCGCATGACGAGCAACAGCGGATTCAAATCCTACTAAATAGAACGAGGGAGGAAATCGCTCGTGACCACATCACTCGTGCAGAAGTTCGTGCGGATCTTGAGAAAATTATGGAACGATTTGACTCAGGCTTTGAAAGGCTTGAAGCAAAGATTGATGCCCTCGCAAAGAAAGGATAATCATGGCAGTGATCAATAACATCCCCAGTCCGCCCGACATGGCTTCTTCGAAATACGACAAGAAGCTTGCTCCAAAACCAAAGCCCAAGAAAGAGCCAATCAAAAAGGCTGAGGTAGAAGAATACGGTATGGAAGTCATGACCGCTAAGAATGGTGGTTATGTCAAAGCCGCCGATGGATGCGTCAAAAAAGGACGCACTCGCGGAACGATGGTGAAGATGTAATGCCAACTGTTTCTGACAAACAAGAAAGGTTCATGCAAGCGGTAGCGCATAACCCTAAGTTTGCAAAGAAGGTAGGCGTCCCCCAATCAGTTGGCAAGGAATTTACCAAAGGTGATCAAATGAAAGAATCTAAAGCAATGATGAAAAAAGAGGTGGGCTTTATGAAGGCGAAAGGCGCGCCAAAGTCCATGATCAAGCACGAAGAAGCCGAGATGAAAGCCATGAAGCGTGGCGGCAAGGCTTACGCTGCTGGCGGATTGGCTGCTGGTCACAAGGCTGCTGACGGCATCGCTAAGAAAGGTAAAACCCGTGGGATGGAAGTAACCATGAAGGGTTCTACCGGCATGAAAGCTGGTGGCAAGGTCAAGAAAATGAACTACGGCGGTAAGTGCTAATGATGGCTTCAAGGGGCATGGGGGCAATCATGCCCTCAAAGATGCCTACGGCTCGGCGTAAAAAACGTCGAGACGATACGGACTTTATGGCTTTTGCTGAAGGCGGCGAGTCTCGTGTCAATGAAGCAGGTAATTACACCAAACCGGGAATGCGTAAAGAGTTATTCAATCAGATCAAAGCCGGTGGCAAAGGTGGCTCGCCAGGGCAGTGGTCAGCTCGCAAAGCACAAATGCTTGCCATGAAGTACAAGCAAAAAGGTGGGGGTTATCGTGACTGAGAAATGGATTCAGAAGGCGATTAAAAAGCCCGGAGCTTTACATAAATCTCTTGGCGTTCCTGAAGGCAAAAAGATCCCCGCGGGTAAGTTAGCTAAAGCAGCAAAAGCTCCTGGTAAGTTAGGGCAGCGTGCAAGGCTGGCGCAGACGTTGAAGAAGATGAAGTGAAAGCCCCGCAAAAAAGTCTAAAAGATTGGACGTTATGTTTTTATTGCTGCGCTAACCGAGGAATGAGATGTCCCAAATAGTTTGGCAATTTGGCGTAGACTATAACCTTGGTTTAGTAAGGCGAGATATTCTTGCTTACGCGCTTCGTGAATACGGCGTTTTGCGCTTGCAATTTTTTGAGATTCCCAATTATGCCTTTCGCTGCCGTATCCAGAGTTTTGTTTGGCGGTTACCCATCGCAAATTGGAAACATGGTTATTTTGGCGGTTGCCGTCTATGTGATCAACTTGAGGCAAATGTTCCGGGTTTTGCAAAAACATCTGCGCTACAAGCCGATGAACGTACCGATAACTACCGCGACCAAGCGCTACACGCATGTAACCAGTTGAATGCTTCCAAGGCTGTAATTGCTTTATTTTGTCAACTTTTATACGATGTTTTAACCCGCGTTGCGGGATATCTGACCAATTTGCTTGTACGTTTCCAAAATTACTTACCGAATAACGTCCGCCAGAGTCGGCAATTTCTATCCAGATTTCGTTCATTTCGTTCTCCTTTTAGTGGATTATGACATGGCACTACGAGAAAGTCAAAAATCTCTAAAGGATTGGGGCAAGCAACTTTGGAGGACTAAAAGTGGCAAACCTAGCACACAGGGTTCAAAAGCAACTGGCGAGCGGTATCTCCCATCGGCGGCAATTAATGCTCTTACATCTTCAGAATACGCTGCGACATCAAGAGCAAAACGCGCTGGCAAACGCGCAGGAAAACAGTTTGTCAAACAACCGGCAAAAATTGCCGCAAAGACTGCGAGATTTAGATGACCACTAGCGGTTCAACAGATTTCTCACCAGAGTTCACAGAGATCGCTGAAGAGGCGTGGGAGAGGGCTGGCCGTGAGATGCGGACTGGTTATGATCTTCGTACAGCTCGTAGGTCTATGAATCTGATGACTATCGAGTGGCAGAACCGCGGCATCAACATGTGGACCATTGATCAGGGAACTATCACCCTGACGGCAGGCGTCAATACGTATGCATTACCTATCGATACGATTGACCTGCTCGAGCATGTCATACGTACAGGACAGAATGTTTCATCGACACAAGCGGATCTTACGATCACGCGTATTAGCGTTTCAACCTACGCAACAATTCCAAACAAACTTCAGCAAGCCAGACCCATACAGGTTTGGATTCAGCGCTTATCGGGGCAGGTGTCACCGGCTAATGCAACATTATCTTCGACGATTAATTCATCGACTACAACGATCACACTGAGTTCGACAGTTAGCCTTCCGAGTGCAGGATTTATCAGGATTGATAGCGAAGACATTCTGTATCAATGGCTTGATGGCAATAGTCTTGGTGGTGTAGTCCGCGGACAAAACGGGACAACAGCAGCAAGTCATACATCAGGCGCGACAATCTACAATCCAAACCTTCCCGCGGTAACAGTCTGGCCTACGCCAGACAACAGTACGACGTACCAATTTGTCTACTGGAGAATGAGAAGAGTTCAGAACGCAGGATCAGGTATTCAAACAGCCGATATGAACTTTCGTTTCTTGCCGTGTCTTGTGGCAGGTCTTGCCTACTATATAGCCATGAAAGTACCGGAACTTGTGACTCGAGTTCCTATGTTGAAAGAAGCCTACGAAGAGCAATTCAACTTAGCCGCTGGCGAAGATAGAGAGAAGGCAGCTATACGATTTGTACCACGCCAACAGTTCATAGGATCTGGAGGCGGCTATGGGTAATAGATTTGCCTCTGGTAAATATTCTATCGCGATGTGCGATAGGTGTGGACAGCAATTTAAGTTAAAGCGTCTTCGTACTGAAGTTATTAAAACCAAGCGGTATAACCTATTAGTATGTAATGAGTGCTGGGATCCCGACCAGCCTCAATTGCTTCTTGGCATGTTTCCGGTTGATGATCCACAGGCTGTTAGAAACCCAAGAAAAGACACCACTTATGTCACCGCAGGGGTAAATGGTTTACAACTATTACCTAATTCAACTGGCGGATTCCCAACGGGCGGTTCTCGAGATATTCAATGGGGATGGAGTCCTGTAGGTGGGGCAGCAGCGTATGACGACCCTCTAACACCAAACTACTTGGTGGCAACGACGGCTGTTGGTACAGTATCGATATCCACGACTTAGGAGTTTAAAATGGATGCAAAGACAGCAGTACATAAACACGAGAAAGCCATGCACCCTGGCAAGCCTATGACAAAGTTAGCAAAAGGTGGAAAGACCAACGCTGATATGTTAAAGATGGGTAGGAACTTAGCTAAGGTTGCAAACCAAAAGAAGTCTTCATTTACTTACAAGTCTTCTGGACGGGGGAAGTAATGAAAGAGCAGAAGAACCCCAATCAACCCAAGCCTGCGCCAAATCCGACGACGGCTGGGTACCCTGAGAAAAACGTTAAAACGACTGGTATAAAGATACGTGGTACTGGCGCTGCGACTAAAGGTGTAATGGCTAGGGGGCCGATGGCGTGAATTACCAAGAGATTGTTACGGCGGTACAAGACTACCTCGAAACAACTTTTAGTACGGTGGACATGAATACCATGATCCGCCAAGCAGAGCAACGTATTTACAATACGGTGCAGATTGCTAATCTTCGTAAAAACGTTACCGGTTCTTTAACAGCAAATAATAAATATTTGCAATGCCCTCCGGACATGCTTTCAGTTTATTCGCTGGCTGTTGTTAAAACAAACGGCGAATATTTATATTTATTAAATAAAGATGTAAATTTTATTAGAGAAGCATACCCCGACCCATCTACCACCGGGCTTCCAAAGCATTACGCAATTTTTGGCCCAGATTATCCAACGACTCCTAATGAGCTTGTGTTTATTGTTGGCCCCACCCCTGATACGGGGTATAGTGCAGAACTTCATTATTATTTTTACCCAACGTCAATAGTTCAACGTGCCATTAATAGTCTTGGGGCGATATCAGGCGGTTCTGGATATGTAAACGGCACTTACTTTAATGTGCCGCTTTCAGGGGGTAGTGGTGAAGCTGCTTATGCAACCATCACTGTATCCGGCGGAGTTGTTACAGCGGTAAATATTACAAATTCAGGATGTTTGTACGTAGCCAACGATTCTTTAACTTGTTCTAATTCAAGCATAGGCGGCACAGGTTCTGGATTTTCGGTAATAGTATCAACTGTTGATAATGCTCTTGGGACAACTTGGCTTGGGGATAATTTTGATTCAGCCTTATTAAACGCAACAATTTTGGAAGGAGCGGCGTTTCTAAAATTAGAGCCTGATCTCCTGAAGCTTGCAAGCGACCGCTATGTTCAGTCAATTGCATTACTTAAGAACCTTGGTGATGGCAAGCAGCGTATGGATGCTTACAGAGATGGTCAGGTTCGGGTACAAGTGTCATGAGTATTGTTCAAAGTCAGACTACAAGCTTTAAATACGAGCTTTACTTGGGCGTTCATAATTTACAAACGGATGTGTTGAAGATCGCTCTCTACACGGCAAATGCAGATTTAAATCAAAACACAACTGTGTACACGGCGACGAATGAAATATCGGGTACAGGATACACAGCAGGCGGGAAGATATTGACGGGTGCAACAGTAAGTTCATCGGGAACAACAGCATACGTTGATTTTGATAATGTTGTATGGAACCCCGCGTCTTTTACGGCAAGATGTGCATTGATATACAACAGTAGCAAAGCAGACCGTTCGGTAGCGATTCTTGATTTTGGGTCTGACAAAACGACCACGACTCAATTTATAATTACGATGCCGACTAATTCCGCAACGAATGCATTAATACGGATGGATTAGAGATGGAAAAAGCACGAACAAACGACCAATTTTCAAGCGGTTTAACCGCCCGGACAGGTTCAGGCGAGAAAGCTTTGGCGTGTGGCAGATATTACGCAGAGTGCCGAGACAAAGATGGCAACCTGAAA